ACGCGGCCGTGGAGTCCCGCTCCTTCAGCTGCAGGCTCATCTTTTCCGCGCCCGCATACTGCCCGGCCGTCAGACTGTGTCCGCTCAATAGGATCATTTATACATACCTCCCGCAGCAGCTGACCGTCCATGTCACGTCCTCCTCGGAGACCGTGATCAGCCGGGTTCCCGGCTTCACGTACAGGTCGTCGCTGCTTCCTCCGGTTCTTTTGCTGTAGGCGTTCCGGCTGGTATTCTCGTCCTCCTGGATCCGGATGGACAGGATCCCGCCCTCGTGGCTGATCTTCAGCGTCTCGCCGTCCGCCAGCCCCAGGGATGAGAATATAAACGTGCTATCGCCGATCTGCAGCGTCATGCTGTCGATAGTGCTGCCGCTTCCGTTCGTCAGCTCCGCGTCGCAGACCGTCTCCACCTGCCCCGGCACGATAATCCGGTCTCCGGTGTCCTCCGTGGCCTCCTCGTCCTGCCAGAACGGAACCCTGTGGGCTTTGAACGTAATCGTGTATTCGTTCGTCCACTCCCACATGTCCCCGCCGCCGGGCAGGGTCACCTTGTCCACCCACAGCTGCTTCCCGTCCATCTGGTTCGTCGTGAGCCATCCTTTGCCAAGTGCCCACACGATCACCTTGTCAAACACTTCCCGCCGGTCCGCCAGCTGCCGCTTCGGGATGTCGATCGCGAAGGTGACGCTGGCCTCCAGGGTGCTCCAGTGCTCACTGGTCACCCGCTGCCCGGCGCCGCCCATCAGGTCCACTGTGCTCACGTTCTCACGCGCAACGCCCGGATCTACGCTGCGGATCACAATGGAATCATCCAGGGAGTCCAGCTGTGTTCCCCCAAGCGCCACCCGCCTGTTCATGATCATGTCGCTGTCCTCCTTACTTCTCCATTGCCATCACAAATCCGCCCATGCCGGCGCTGATGTATGGCGTCAGCACCTGCCCGGCGGTCTGCCCGTCAATCTCGATCCTGATCCCGCTCATGGCGGTTGTGATTGCGTCCTCAATGATCCCCGGCAGCCCGTTAATACGATCCGTTGCTTTTGACAGCGCATCGCTGACACGTTTCTGGGTCTCGCTTTCTCCGGTCAGCTCGTCCGCTGTTTCGCTCATCTTGTTATAAGCGTCCCGGAACATCTCCACGAAGTCCTCGCCCTTCAGGCCATACTCAAACCAGTTGTTAAACAGGTCGTCGATCTCGGCGTTGTCCAGCCCGTCGCTCAGATCAGCGAAGTTACTGATCAGGTCCCACAGCGGGTTGTCCGGAGACAGTGCCCGAAGCTCGTCTGCGTGTTCCCTGAACAGCGGTTCCCAGTCATAGTCAAGGCCGTTGGCGTCAATGCCGTGCACGCCCGCAGCCAGAGCCGCCAGCAGCGGATTGTCCCGACCGGCGTTCGCCGCCTCATTCCGGTTGAACTCTCCCCAATCCCGCTCATGGGCCCAGCTCTCCAGCCCGAAGAACATCCCAGCGCTGGCTACCGCCACACTGGCAACCGGGGCCAGCTTCGCCGCCACAGCTCCCAGCTTCCCTGTGATCGCGCCAAGCCCGCCGGAACTGCCCGCCGCAGCCGCGCCGGCTCCCGCGCTTTCTGTTCCGGGAATCGTAATGTTCGGGTTTTTCTTAAGCCACTGCAGGCCGTTCACAACTTCAAGCACCTTCAGCACGCCACCGGTCACTTTCAGCGCGGCCCAGCCTCCGATGATGGCTTCCATGGCGGTCACAACTGTCTGCCGGTTCGCGTCAATCCACTTCAGTGCTTCTGTAATCCCGTTGATCACGCTCTGCAGGCCGGCCACAACGTCCGCCGGGTCAATCTGTGTCAGATCTGTGATCAGCGAGCTGATGGTGTCGCCCATCTGTTTGAGCATGGCCTGGCCTTCCGGTGTGTCCAGGTAGTCGTTCAGCTCCTTGAACAGCCCGGTGATAGCTTCCATTCCCTCGGTCAGAGGGCCTGAGAAGGCACTGAGCAGTTCCATCTTGAACGTCTCAAACTCGGACTGCATCTTCTGGTACTGGTCGTCCATCTTGCCCAGGTTGTCAATCTGGTCCTTCTCCACCACACTCCAGGAGTCCATGGTCTTCTCGTATTCTTCCCGGCCGGTGGTGAACAGCGGAACCAGTTCCTTCCAGCTCTTTCCGAAGAGCTTCTGTGCATACACCTGCTGTTCATATTCATCGTCCAGCGCCATCAGTGCCTTACCGATCGCCCAGAAGTTGTCCTCTGCCTTCTGCACCGTCGGATCATAGCCTTCACCCAACAGCGCGGCAAAAGCGCCCATGGCTTCCTTGTCCCGCTTGCCGATGCCCTGTGTCATTTTCTGCTTCGCGCTCAGGATCGTGTCCACGTCCGTGTCGATCAGGTTGGCGGTCTTCCGCATCCGCTGCAGGGTTTCCTCATCAATCCCGTACTGTGCCGCGGTGGTCTTCAGCTCGTCCGCCCAGCTTCCGGCGCCCAGGGTGGCTTTCACAATCGCCTCGCCCATCTGCCATGCTTTACTCATCACTTTCCGCATTCCGTCCGTGATGGAGTCCAAGCCCTGTGTAACGTTCTGGTAGTTCACGCCGTCGCCGATCCGCTTCATCTGGGCGTTCATCTCAGAAACAGCGTCTCCGGCCTCATCCCCGGCTTCCGCCACGCCCTGCATCTGCTGTTCGGTGTCCAGCAGGTCGCCCTTGGCCTTCAGCAGCTGCTGCTGCATGTCCTGGTACGCCTTGCTGGCCTTGTCCACGCCCCGCTCGGTCATGTCCTTCAGGGCCTTCTCCGCGTTGGAAACGATGCTCTTCTGCTCTTCCAGCTTCACCTTCAGCAGTTCGCTCTTCTCCTGCATGTAGGATTCGCTGTCGCCTGTCGCCTTGAACTGCTTCTCGTTGAGGGCCAGCTGGGCGTCCAGCGTTTTTAGGCTGTTCTTCGCCGTGCTGATATTCTGTTTGAACTGAGCGATCCCGCTCACGCCCATCTTGACGTTAACGCCTGTTGATGCCATTTGCTCACCCTCTCGTTATACCGTGTTGCACGTCGTCATAGTTCCGCCGGTATATGTATAAGTCCATGACCGCGCCTGGCCGCATCCGGTGTATCTCCGGAAGGCTCAGCCCGGCGATCAGCCCCCAGCTCACCACCATCAGGTAGGTCAGCCGTCCTTCATTTCTTTTTTTTTCATTTCCTCAAGGGTCACGTCCACCGGCCCCGTCTCTTCCTTCTCCGGGATCTCGCTGGTCATGCCCTCGTTCATCGCGTCCATGCAGGCGTTCACCGCGTTCGCGATGTCTGCCGGTTTTACCGCCCGCAGCACCTTCTTGTCGGTCAGATCTGGAGCCTCGCCCGCCTCTTCCAGGCCCGCGTTGCCCAGGATCCGGATCAATTTCGCCACCGCTTCCAGCTGCTCGGCTCCGCCGTACCGGCTCATATCCTTCTCATCGTCCGGGTTCCGCCCCAGCACGATCTTGATCGCCTTGCTGATCGGCGCGATTTCCTCCTGGATCTGCTTCATTTCCCAGGTTGTGTACAGAAGCGGGATCACCCGCCCCTTCAATGTTATAGATGCCATTGCCCTTTTGCCCCTTTCTTGGAAAATAGAGGGCGGAGGATCACTCCCCCGCCCCATGGTTCATTTGTCAGGAAATGCCCGCCTTGCTGTTCAGGTAGCTCTTCGCGCCCGCCAGGGTGTCGAAGGTCTTGTGCTGTGCAAAGGCAAGCGCGCCTGTGCTGTCCAGGCTGACGCCCGCGCCGGTGCCTTCCAGGGTCGGCACGCGCCATTCCACGTTCTGCTCCTTCGTCCGGGTTTCCTCGGAAGAGATGGAGAACTTCATCTTGTAGAACCACCAGGCCTCATAGGCTGTGGTCACGGTGCTGGCGCCCTTCGTCCGCATCACGCGGATATAGCCGAAGCCCACGTCCGGGCTGGCGGCGTCCGTGATCGTGTATTCGTCCGTGGCGACAAGCTCGCCCAGGAGCTTTTTCCGGTTCGTGTCGCTCAGGCCGCTGGGCTCAAAGCTCAGGGTATAGCCGAGCACGCCGTTGTCGCTGTCCAGCTCCACGTCATCGCCGAAGAAGTGGCCGTCCGCGCGGTTCCAGGAAAGGCTCGCGCTGACCGCTTCCGCCACGACGAAGCCGGTGCCATAGGAAATGCTGCTGCCGGGAGTGTATGTGTCCACAGCTGCAGCCACGGGGTAAACCATACCGACATTCGCGTTCATGTCTTTAACCTCCAGTTGTTATGCTGATTTGTTGCTGTATTCCTCGAAGCGCTTCTCGATGCGCCTCTTCATGGATTCCATTGCTTCCCGCTGGTGCTTGTTCACGCCCTTGCGGAAGAACGGCTGCTTCTGCATGAAGCTGGTACCGCTGTTGATCGCGTTGGCAATCGCTCCGATGGGTTTCGAGTTCTGGGTGCCGCGCTTGTAAACGCCCGCCATTTTCAGCGTCGGCGCGTCCATGTGCTCCAGTTTCCGGAAGTTCTGCTTCTTGTAGTTCGTCCGTGCGCTGCCGTTCATGTGGTTCCAGTTGACGTCCGCATACCCGGCGGCGTTATAGCCAACCGACGTATCGACCTCTGTGCCGTTCTTGTCGAACCTGGCAATGCCCACGCCGGCGTTCAGCACGATCTGCTTCTCTTCCGGAGACGGCAGCCGCTTTTCTCCGCCTTTGGCGTACTTAAAAGGCGCCGTCTTGATAGACAGCGCCGCTTCCGTCAGTCCCTTCTGCATCACCGCCGCGCCGTCATACAGCGCCTGGGCGGCGATCGCCGGGGCTTCCTCTTCCATCTGGCTCAGCAGCTGGCTGATCTCCACCATGCCGTCAACCGCCATTTCCCACTTCGACATTCTGCTCACCGCTTTCCGGTTCCGGTTCCTCCGGCGTATCCATGCACTGGAACACCCACTCCACATGGAACAGGCCCGTGCTGCTCTCGTACTGGGTGCTGTTCAGGCTCCAGCTGTTGCCCAGGACCGTCGTCAGCGTTTCTTCAACCGCGTCGATAATGTCGCCCCGGTCCGTCAGCTTCGGATAGAACACGTCCACGCTGCCTTCCCAGGCGCGGTCTGCCTTCCCACCGTCGCCGTCCAGGCTTCCGGCTTCAAAGTCCAACTGCACCACGCCGTAGGCGCCTTCCGGCCGGGCCTTCCATCCGTACTCCGCAAAGGGGACCGTCAGCAGCTTCAGCGCCGCCACCAGGGCTTCATACTCACTCGGCATCAGCCCACCCCCTCAACCACGGGTCCCGGTGCCGGTACGGGTTTCGCGTTCCGTGCCACTCTCTGCAGGGTCAGCTCGATCCCGTCCGTTTCCGTCACGTAGGTCCGCAGGATGTCATACTTCACGCCGTCCAGCTCGCACAGCCGCTCGCCTTCGTACTCAAAGTCGTGGGCAAGGATCACCTTCAGCTCCGGGTTCAGCCCCTGGCCCATCGCCAGGTAGGCTTCCTGCTGTCCGATACTCCGGATGGTGCAGGGCACCGTGCGTTTGGTTTCCGTGGGTTCGGTTCCGACGCCGGCGGCCTCCGGGCTGACCGTGATCAGGTCCACCACGTTAGCCTTCATCATGGCTGTCGTCCTCCTCCGCTTCTTCCTCGCCGTAGTCCGTATACCCGGTCGCGTGCATCAGCTGCACCTTCTGGGTCTCGTAGGCGTCCGCCAGCTGCTGGTAGTTCGGGGGATTCCCGAAACGCATCGCCGCGTAGGTGATCACCGCACGCATCGCCAGCGGATCCTCCAGGGTACTCAGGTCCGTCACGGTGTCGGCTGTGGAGATGGTAAAGGTTACCGTCCCAGGCAGCATGACCCCGGCAATCGTCAGGTCGTTCGCCCCCGCCATCAGCAGGCTGGCGATCTCACTGTCGTAGTACGTACTCGTGACCCGGAGGGCCTTCTTCGCTTCACTCAGCATTTGGTTCTCACCTCGTCGTTATCTCAGGTCTACTCCGGGCAGTTTCTTCCGAAACGCCTGGAATACAGAATCATTCACGATGATCGAGCTCTTATGCCCGACCTGTACTTTCGGATCCACCCAGATCCTGTACCCGCACCCGCGGGCCCTGATACAGAAGCTCAGGTCCTCGCCGTAGCCCGGCAGCGGGGCGAACAGTTCTGAGTATTTTTCCTTCACGGCCATGATCACTTCGGTCTTCATCAGGATGCAGCCGAAGCCGCAGCCCTCCACCTCAAACAGCCCATCCCTGGGGTAATCCACCAGGCACTCGCTCTCGTTCTCAAAGGCCGTCAGCCCCTGCCGGAGCTTTGACCACAAAACCGGCTTGTAAGGTTCCCTCCGCATGTGGCACACGCCGGCGACAATGTCCTTCTTTTCGTCCTCCATGTCCCTGATCAGGTCAATCATGAGCGTGTTCGGGAAGACCATGTCGCTGTCAATCCACAGCACGTAGTCCGCCTTTTCCTGGATGGCCATCAGCCCCAGGTCCGTCCGGGCCTTGTAAACCAGGCTGCACGGCAAATACTTTGCCGTCACCTCGCCGACCTTGCCGTTCAGGCACATGTTGGTCATGCTGCTGGAAAATTCCGTCTGCACCGTGTCCATGCACGGGATCGCGATCATCGTTTTCATTTTTCTGCCCCTTTCGTGCCCTTTTGATAAATAAAGCCGGAGCAGGGAAAAGGGCAAAACCCTGCTCCGGCGTATCTTCAGGCCGTCGCCGGAAGACCGTTATCAGGCGGTGGTGCTGACCAGGCGCACGATGGCGTCGCCCTTGGCGGGCTTGGAGTCAAACACCGCAATGCCGCGGTACATGATGCTGTTGGAGGTGAAGCCGGCGCTCTCGTCGCGGTCCACATGGATGTCTTCCGGCAGGTTGCCGACGACGTCCGTCCACTTGCCCAGGTACAGCTCGTCCTTGGAGTTGCCGACATAGTCGTCCACAACCACGGGATAGCCCATCAGGCGGCCGCCGACGCCGGTCACTGTGTCAGGCACGAAGATCGGGTTGCCGGTGCTGTCCACGATCTGGGCAACCTTGCCGTACAGGGTCTTCTTGTTGACCAGGAACTTCGCTTCAGCGTCATAGGCTGCAGGCAGCAGGGCGATCAGGTCACACACAGAACCGTAGCCGTAATTGGCGGCCACGATCTGGTTGGTGCTGGTGGTCCAGATCAGGGCGGCGATGCCGTTGGTGCCGTCGTTGATGATGTAGTTGTCGATGGCGCGGGCGATATCGCCGGCGAGCATCTCAACCAGCCAGCCCTCGAAAGCGTCAACGCTCATGAGCTTGGCGGTGCGGGAGATCTGGATGACCTTCATGAACTCGAATCCGCCCAGAGTGACGTTCACGACGGTGTCTTCAGCGGCCGCGATGGCACTGTTCTCAATGTGCTTGGAGGCGGTGTTGCGGACGCCTTCAGCAACGAACTTCAGGTTGCCGGCGACGCGGAGCAGGGTGATCTCGCTCAGCATCGGAGCCAGCTTCTTCATCTTCTCGAAGAACTTATTGGAGACGATCTCCGGGATGGCATTGTTGTCATCGGCAGCCGCGTAGGCGCGGGTCTCTTCCTCGTTCAGGTTGCCCTGCAGGTTCTTCAGCCACAGGTTGCGGTATTCCACAGAATTCTTTTCCATGGGTTTTTCCTCTCTTTCTTCTTCAATAATCTTTTTGCCGTCCATCTCGGCGGCTTCTTCCGCCTTCCGGGCCTCTTCAGCCGCGGCGGCTTTGCGGGCTTCCACTTCTGCGTCAATCGCCTGGATCTCGGCCATCCGGTCCTCCAGGTCCTCGGTGCTCAGCGCGTCCCGCGTTTCAGGGGTGTCCAGCTCGGCCAGCAGTTCGGCCTTCCGGGCCTCCAGCTGTTCGCCGTTCATTTCGGTCAGGTTCATGTTCCGCTGACCTCCTTCTTGTAGTTTTCCAGCCAGTCCAGCACCGCCGTCCGGCGGGCCTGATCGGCTTCCCTGGCACGTTCCTCCGCCAGCTGCTCCCTCGCGCTCTCCAGCGAGGCGCGCACGCTCTCCAGCGCGTCGCCTTCGGAGGCAGCCTGTACGGATGTGCCTGGATATGCG